GGCAAGTGTTTAATATTGCGCCAATTATGGTTAACAGCTCAAAAGTTACCTATCAAATTAATGATGGTGCAATCCAATCTGTTAGCAACGTTTACGATAAAGGTATTGCATTAACCGCTGGTGCAGATTATGCAAACGTGGCGACACTACATGCAGCGTCACCGGCAAGCGGCACATTCATTACTTGTTTAACACTTGGCTATATTCGCTTAGGTGCTGTGCCAACGGGATTATTAACATGTGACGCAATACAAGGCGCGGCATCATCCAATCGCACAGTGGCGCAAGTTTTAAAGGCAATGGCGTTAAAGGCAGGTATTGCATCGGGTGATATTAATGCAAGCGATGTCACCGCATTAGACACGGCAAATAATAGTGTTATTGGAATTTGGATTGATGGCGCAGATTCAGCGATGGTGGCAATGGATAAGGTCGCTCAATCTATTGGTGCTTACTTTGGATTTGATGCGCTTGGCGTATTGCGCATGGGTTTATTTGCTGCGCCAACGGGTAGCGCAACACTTGAAATTGATATAAATAATATTTTAAGCATTGAACATGGTCGAACCAATGACACCGACAAAGGCATTCCAGCATGGCGTGTTAATTTAACGTATCAAAAAAATTACAGCGTGCAAGATTTTGATTTGGCTGGTGCAGTTACCGCAGCGCGTAGAAGTGTTTTGTCTTTGCCTGCATTAACAAAATCAGCAGAAGATACGGCCATAAAAGCACAATATACACTTGCGCCCACAATCGAAAAAGAATCGTTACTTGTTGATGCTACAGCAGCTCAAACTGAAGCAACTCGATTGCTTAATTTGTACAAAACAAGCCGTGATTTGTACACAGTAACTATTGCGCTGGATTTAACAACCACATTGCCTGATTTAAATAATATTGTAAACATAACAATGAATCGTTTTGGTTTAAATTCTGGTAAACTATTTAAAATTATTGGTATTGAATCAGATTATTCAAAAAACCGCGCAACGCTAACGCTCTGGGGATAGCATGGCAAATACTATTATCAGTTATCAAAATAGAATTGACGCGGCAACGTTTGGCGCATACGGGTCATGGTCAGCTACGTTACCGCTCGACAACATCAAAACACGTCAATTATCTAAAGTAGCAAGATCAACAAATAATGCTAATGCAAGCACGCGTCTACGATTTTCAACAGACATTGCAAGAATTATCTCAACCGTCGGCATCATTGCTCATAACTTAACATCGTCAGCAAAGTGGCGTTATCGTGTTTATTCAGATAGTGGATACACAACACTCGTTTATGACAGCGGGCAAGTGGATGTATGGCCTCAATCGCCTTACGGCACTTACGAGTGGGAAGACGTGCATTTTTGGGATTTGACACCAACAGACGAAGAAATTAATTTTTACACAAAAACATTGATTTTATCTATTCCTGTTGTTGTTTCTGAGCAATATTATCAAATTGAATTTTTTGAGTCTGTATCAACTTACGTTGAGTTTGGGCGTATTTTTATCGGCACTAAATATCAACCAGTTTTAAATATGAACTTAGGCGCGTCAATTGGTTATGAATCATCCACCGTTGTGGATACAGCCATGAGTGGTGCAGAATTTTTTGATAGACGTGAAAGTTATCGAGTTGCACAGTTTACGCTTGACCATTTAACCTATGCCGAATCAATTTTAAATAATGACATTATGAAAATCAGTGGAACAGACGCTGAGATTTTATATATTTGGGACGATGCAGACGCGCTAAATTTACAAAGACGGGCATTTTTAGGGCGTTTACGCGCATTGTCGCCAATATCTCAACCGTATAACACGCGGTATCAAACAACGTATGAAATCAAGGAATTATTATGAGTAGTGTAACTTTTAGTACAACCGTAGGTGGCGATGGGTCAACAGTAACAGATGATGATGATGCAACAACCGGGTTAAGAAATGGCGGTTGGCGTACACGGTTTGTACCGGCATTGACACAAGAAGTTGCTGTTGCTGCAAACGCTGTAGCCAGTGCAACAGCGGCATTATCTTCAAAAAACGCAGCATCAACATCAGCTACTAACGCAGCAACATCTGCATCTAACGCATCTACCTCAGCTACTAATGCAGCAAGTAGTGCAACAGCGGCAGCGGCTAGTTATGATTCATTTGATGATCGATATTTAGGCGCAAAAACTTCTGATCCAACGGTTGATAATGACGGAAACGCATTACTAACTGGCGCATTATATTGGAACAGCGCAACGGGCGTATTTAAAGTATGGTCAGGTAGTGAATGGATAACTAATATCACATCAAATCAGTTTGGTACAAACGTCGCCATATTCCTTCAAACACCTACCTCTGCAAACCTCGCTGCGGCATTAACGGACGAAACAGGCACAGGTGCAAATGTATTTGCATCAAACCCAACATTTCCTGCACAAATTAACCTTACTGCAAACAGTGGGTATAATATTTATGCTTCGGGAACGGCTGGTAATTATATGGCTGGAAATCTTGGTGTAGGAGGTCTTCCTGTATCATCTATTACAGCACTAGGTGCAGGTCAGTCAACGGCTTCATTTAATACGTCAACTGGCTTAGGGGGCGCATTAATTGTAGGGGATACTACAGCGGGAGGGGGTAATGGAGGGGCGATTGTATTTTCTGCAGCGTCTACCGCGTGGCGATTTGCAGCTATTAAAGGTATGGTAACAAGTGGAAGCAGTAATTCACAAGGCGACCTTGTATTCTCTGTTAGACCAGCTGCGACTGATTCAACATTAACTGAGTCATTTAGGCTTCTTGCAAGTAAAAACGCTACGTTTTCTGGGTCGGTAGGGATTGGGGGCGAGGCTCCAGCAGGAATAAATTTAAGCGTAAGTAAAAATTTAACAGGCGCAACAAGCGCATACGGAGTTGATACTCAATACATTATTCAGTCAGACGTCACTATAGGCGCAACTGGTTTTAGAAGTGTAGCGTACACTCAAGCAGCCAGTTTTACGCTAGCTAACCTTGTTCATTTCGATACAACGCAAATTGCATTTGGTGCAGGCTCTAATGTTACAAATCAATACGGATATATTGCAAGTGGTTCGCTTACAGGTGCAACAAACAACTACGGTTTTTATGGTGGTATAGCCGCTGGTACAAACAGATATAATCTCCATATAGCAGGAACGGCTGATAATTATTTGGCTGGTAATCTTAGTGTTGGCACAGTAAATAAGTTAGGGACAATTACAAACTACGGTGCGTTAGGTATGATTTGCGCAAGCGGGGATTCAACAGTTAATAGGTCACTTAAATTTTATATTGATGGGACGCTGTACGGAGGTATTTACTCACCTAATGGAAAATCTTTGGCATTTCAAGTGGGGGCATCTACACTATCTGATGCAATGGTAATAGACCAATCAAGTAACGTAGGTATCGGTACAGCTTCGCCTAACGCATCCGCCATTCTTGATGTACAGTCAACAACAAAAGGCGTGAGAATGCCTAATATGACAACTACGCAGAAAAATGCGATATCCTCTCCAGCGGCAGGTTTGATGGTTTTTGATACAACATTAGGAAAGTTATGCGTGTACTCTGGTGCGGCATGGCAAACAATCACTTCAGTTTAATTTAATTAATAGGAAATACTCATGACAACAACATACACATACGAACCAACTAACTTGCAACGCGACCAAAACGGTATTGTGAACCAAGTGCAATTTACAATCACCGCGTCAAACGGCACAGACAGCGTAACGGTTAACTCTATTACGGGGTTTCCTGCACCTAAAGGTACCGTGATTGATTACGATAAACTATCAAAAGCAGATGTTATTGCATGGATTAAAAATCTAGTGGGTACACAGTCTGAAGCGTTAGCAGATTCGGAATTAGCGGCTCATATTGAAAATCAAAAAGTTGTACTGTCTAACGGCACACCTTGGAGCAGCTAATGATTACTTGGACAATTACAGAAGAAGTTGCTAACGCTATTTTAGGTGTTCTTGGTAATTTACCTACTTCGTCAGGCGCATTTCCAATCCTTATGGATTTAAAACAGCAAACTGATAGTCAAACTGAAGAAAAAAAAGAGGATTAGTTATGCCTGATGAAGCCTGCCGTTTAGCTAAAGTAGAACAGCGCATTGATGCGCTAGAAGAAGTGTTTGATGACAGAGGAAGAAAGCTAGACGCTATCATAGCCGCGATTGATGAGATGAAAACCGAGCAAACGCGCTACAAAGGCTTTATTGGCGGTATCGTATTTACCGTTGGAGCGTTGTTTTCGTTTATCGCTTGGTGGACGAACAAGTAATGGAATTCCTACAGTTTGCAACGGATGTAGGTTTTCCCATTGCTGCTGCGTGTGGGGGAATGTACTTTGTATTTCTGACCATTAAATTCCTGCTTGATAGCGTACTTGAAAAGATTAAAAGCCTTATCGGTATCATCAAGCAACTTGATAGGCGTGTTACGGCTATGTCAGAGGATATTGTAAAAATAGATGTATTGATGACAGAAACGCTTGATATGCCAATTGAGAAAGAAAAAGTGGCACGTTTTAATAATCCGCAAGAAAAGAGAATTGATTAATGGATGTTGACGCATTAGCTAAATATATCAACCAGTATGGATTCCCCATTATTGCATCAAGTAGCATGGGGTATATCGTCTATTTTGTTTGGATATGGGTAACAACGATTGTTAAGCCAATCCTTAGCGAAACAACAGACGCGCTGATTGAATTAATCGACCAGATACGTTTGCTTGATAACGACATGATTCGCTTAACACAAAAATTAATTACGGTACTTTCTATGAGATCACGAAAATGAAAACAGGCGAACGCGGTTTAAAATTAATTAAAGAATTTGAAGGTTGCAAGCTCAAAGCGTACCAATGCCCAGCGGGTATTTGGACGATTGGTATTGGCTCAACACATTATGGTGATGGCACACCAGTCACTAAAAATAGAACGTTGCCTAATGAAGGTGCGGCAATCGCATTATTAGCCGCAACAATTGGGCAATACGAAAAAGCCGTCAATGCAACAGGCGTTGAATTAACACAAAATGAATTTGATGCACTTGTTTGCTTATGCTACAACATTGGCGCAGGTAACTTTTTTAAATCAACACTTGTTAAAATGTTAAAAGCCGGTGACGACAAGGCAGAAATAGCAAAACAGTTTTTGCGTTGGGATAAAGCAGGTGGAAAACCGCTTGCTGGATTAACGCGCAGGCGCAATGCTGAAGCGGAATTGTTTTTAACGCCATAATAAAAAAGCCGCTTATTCAGCGGCTTTATTTTTAATCATCCATTTTTGATAGGCTTGTTCAGGTGTTGAACCAGTGCAAACTATGGTTGTTTGCGTATAGCATAACCAAATTCTGCCTATCTTTTTAAGTCGTGGTTTCATGCACTGCGTTCACTTATAAACACTGGTTGCATGGGGTTATCTGCAAACCATTTTAATTTTATCAAATAATCGCGCATGGCTTGATAACGCAAGCCGCCTGATGGTTTACCACTTTTAAATTCATACATTACACGCCCTCTTTTTCTTTTAACTT